CATGATGTTTTTAAAACGTTGAATCTTGTTACCTAATAAAGACTTAGTGAATTCATTAAGCTCATTCTTACTAGGTGCAAACTCTACTGGTACTGACTCACTAACTCCCAGTATTTCTTTAAACTTTTCAAACTCTACAGGCGCACCTTCCACAATGATTCCTACTTCTAGTGGGGTGGCTTCTTTAAAGTTGTAAGTTCCGGGTATCCGCAAAACTCTAGATACTTCAAACACGGATGGGTCTACATAAAAGTTTTGTTTAACGCATAGCTCTCTGAAGCGTTTAGCTACTGGCTCCCAAGCGTTCCGTGACACGGAATTTGTTAATGGCCAATAGACGTGTAATCCCCTGCCCGAGTCGACAATAATTGGTGTTGGTAGTCCAATTAAATCGCAGAACTTTTTGAGTTCTTGCATACCCGTAGCTTGGTCAATATAACCATCAGGCTTACCTGTCTTGGGATTTACCTTTGCTTTACCTTCGCCGCAATCAATATCCAGCCAGAAAGCTTTAAGGGCTTTTACGTTATCTTGTTCTCTACTTTTATCTGTTTCAAATTTAGCGAGGCCAAAGAATACGTTGCGTTCTTCTGCAACAAACTTGTCTGCTATCTCATCTACTTCTTTTCGTGTTTGTACTAGCTTTTGTCTTACGGATTTCCCTTTAATTCCAAGTACAGCAAACCATCCCTCTTCGGGAAGCACTGTATCTAAAAGGTCAATCGTCGTCATATATCTTCCAAAGACAGTTCATCGGAGGGGGTTGGTTCCCCTCATAATGAATTAAAGCAATTAATTAAAGCTGGTCTAGTAAACTTTGAATAGCAGGTCTATGTACTTCTTGGGGGTCGTGTAACCCTGTAAACCAATTATATACAGTCATCCGGCTAACACCGATAATCTTGGCAACTTGTGATACAGAAATACTAGTCCGTATGCACTCCTTGCCAAGTATTACCCCTAGCTTCTTTTTATCAGCTAGTTTGTTTAACTGGACCAGCTTTACGCTGTACCCGTGGCTCATTAGTCTACCGCGCTCCACGCATTGATTACATCACCCAAACTTTTCTTACCAGTCGGTGGAACCTCAACTTTTTTAGTAGCACGTTTTACTGGTTCGCCGACATCTTCATCTGGCTCCATTTGAGTTACAGGCTTTTTAGCTACTGGTGCTGGCGCAGCAATCTTTTTAACGCCATCAGTTTGAGCTACAGTTAATGTAATAGCATTCTTAGCTTCGATTGAATTACCGGCTTCGGATGCCAATGCCCACTCTTCTTCGTTGATATGGCGTGCTGGAGAAAACAATAACTTTGGTGTATCGCTGTCTGTATCCAAGCTAATCTGCGTTACGATTTGGTTGATGTTACGACCATTACCAGCTACGTATTTAATATAGCTTTCAAATGGGTGCACATTACCTTCGCCTTTACCGAAGATAGAAGTGGATGGCAACTGCAACTGATATACATCGCCACTTGGGTCTCCCTCTAAAAGCACTGCAATCTTACGAGTGTAGCGGCATGCACGGGAATTACCATTACCTGAACCAGCAATATTTTGTGGGCATGTTACACATGAATCGCTTTGCTTGCCTTCATCTTTAGTATCTGGGTGTACGCCATCATTAGATACGCAAGTGGGTGGAACGATTGCACTTGGGTCATACTTACCAGCGTAATAGATACGGGATACGCCCTTAGCTGCGTTAACGATAATTACATTTAATTCACGGCTAGTAATCTTGCCAACTTCTTCTCCGCCTACAATCTTGCGGAATACACCACCACGAATTGAAATACGCTTACCGCCACCAGTTACATTACCTGCAAGTGATTTGGTTAAGTCGTTAAGGCCGTTAGCGCCTTGTAAAAACGATGGTACTTCTTGATTAAAAATAGTCATATTACTCATTACTGCTCCTTTTTGGTTAGACATATTAGCTCCTTCTTACTACCACGGTGTACTTCCTATCTACCTGAACTCCCGGTGGTATCAGTTCAGGATTCTCTTCTAAAAATTGTTTCATGTTTGCTTGGTGAATACGCTGTTCCAGTAAACCTAAAGCATCATTCTCTTTAATAAACTGGTGCATTGACTCCCAATCAGTAGACCAATAGCGTGTAGATAACTTACGAATAATCGTACCCGAATCAGTCTTAATGCTTGAGGCGTTTTGATTCTTACATAGCTCCAACAACTGGTCTGATATTAAATCTAACTGTTCTTGAAACTCTGCCAACTTTGCCTTCATCTTTTCCTCTTCAGCTTGCTTAGCATCCCTGATTTTTATATAGATGTTTGCAAGTTTTTCTGCTGACATTTGCTCCATTACATACTCCTTTTCGAGCTGGTAGTATACCACATTCTTTTACTGTGTAAAGAAGTTATTCTATTTCTTGGCGGTATAAATCAATCAGGCGGGTATGGTTGTCTATGTTATTACTGAGCATCCTGTACAACTTGCTCTCTACCTCGCTACCCTTGATATGCACGATAGTCATAGGGTTCTTTTGCCCTGGCCGATTGATACGGGCGTTAGCTTGTAGATATGTTTCTACACTCATAACTGGGGCGTACCAAATTATAACATTGGCAGCTGTTAGGGTTAACCCGTGAGATGCGGCTTGTGGCTGAATAATTAAAACTCTAATGTTATCAGTATCTTGGAAGTCTTGGATTATTGTATTGCGTCTAGCTACAGGAACCTGTCCATTTATCGTGTCATTAGTTATGCCGTTCTTTGTAAGATATTCCCGCAGTAACTCTATGGTGTGCGTGAAAGGTACAAATACTAGAACTTTGTGTGATGCCTCATCAATAACTTCTTTGACTACCTGTAGTCTATTTGACACATCAAACTCTATGACTTCTTTAGTATCGGTATAGACTGCACCACCTGAAATTTGTAATAGCTTGTTGATACTTGTTGCCGCATTAGCAGAGCTAACTTCTTCTCCTGCTGTTCTAATAATCATGTCTTGCTTAAGCTTTTGGTAATACTTATTTTGTTGCGGGGTAAGAGGAGCATCTCGTTCAACAAATGTTACATCAGGCAAATCTAAGCACTGGTTCTTTTCAAAACGAATTGCTGGTTGTAATGCTTCATGCACCACATCTTGTGCATTAGCTTTGGGGACCCAACGATACATGCCGACTTTGTACATAACTTGGTCACGGAAAGCCCCAAAAAATTTAGGCACATTATCTGGGTTGATTAGTTTGGCTAAACCATAAGCATCAACTGGAGACTGTGCGGCGGGTGTTCCTGTCAGCATCCATAAGCCTTTGATTTCTTTGCACAAATCACGAAGTATCTTCCAGCGTTCTGTAGTTACATTCTTATATGCACTTGCTTCGTCTACTACGATTAGGTCAAACCCACCAGCCGCTATTGTTTCTTGCACTATCGCTAAGCCGTCAAAGTTGATGATTACAAATTCAGCTCCACCCTCAATAATTTTAGCGCGCTTCTTTTTATCACCATAAGCTATGTCGCAAGAACGATGGCATGCAAACTTAAACAAGTCGTTCTGCCATGCAGATTTCATAATAGATAGGGGGCATACAACTAGCACACGCTTGACCATGCCTAAATTCATTAGGTAGTCCGCCGCCCATATAACTGACGCAGTCTTTCCCGTACCCTGCTCATTAAAACAAAAAGCCTTAGGGTTCTCTGTAAGAAATGCTGCTGTTATTTTTTGGTGATTAAAAGGTTTATATTGTCCTGGCCAGTCGTAGTCGGTGTCAATTTGCGCCATTTTTTGGTTTGTTTTTCTTGATTGTGTGGTCTGAGTTTCTGCTGAAGGAACGGTTTGCACTAGCGGATTTAACCCGTAGATTGCCTTCAGTATTTGCGCCCCCTTTGCTAAGGGGCTTAATGTGGTCAACATCTTTTCCATCGCCTTTAGTTACTTTCCCTTTTTTAGCTAGCTCTGAACGCGCCTTATTACGAGCTTCCCTATTTTTAACTTGTTCAGGGGAATCCTCGTATTTAGCGGCGTTTTTATATTTGCGGTCTGATGGGTTCTTGTATGGCATTATCTAGCTCCAAAGGCAGGTTATTACCTAAATTATGCGTGTTTAAACTCTTACTGTCAAACCCAAACTCCTCAGGGGTAGATTCCCACAAAGGTCTACGCTTTTCGTTATCTGAGTACATCATGGTTTTACCTATTGTTACGGCAATCTCCATCATAAGGGCTTGTTTTTCACGTTCTATGGCAGCATGGATTTCTCTGCCTACAATATTGATTACGGTCTTTTCAACCAACTTTTCTACCCGTTCTTTCAGACGATTCTCTAAAATTAACGCTGAATCTACCGCCATATCATCAAATTGAGTTACTTCCATGATTGCTTCTCCTTGTTGTGTACGCATGATTTAACTGGACACCAGCCACATAATGGCCCTGATACTGGGTTCCAAATACCACTTTGTATAGCCATTTCCAACCTCTTTAAGTCTGGCTCAACCGAGCTAAGGTAAGCCGTTTTATGGAATGAACTATGTTCTTTTTTTACAAACTCTTTACTTACTACAAAAATCAAAGCTGATTTGATAGTCAGCACATCAGGAAACTTTAAGAAAACTGCGGACGCCATATAGTCTAACTGCTTAGTATCGGCATACTTTGCATTTTTACTTGTCTTGTAGTCAACCAAATAAGCTTCATCGCCGTTAACAATAAGTAAGTCAGCAATACCATGCCACCAATACTTGGGGTCATTAAATTCGCAAGACACATATCTACCTTCAGAAGTCTTTTTAATACCTAGCTCAATCTCGCAATATTTATCGCCGGGTATAGCTTTCAGAGCATCTAGGGTTTCTACTATGTACGAATACTTTTCTGGCACGGGTGTGCCATGCTTAATGTAATCTTCCGCCGCCTTATGGACTTCCTTGCCGTAAATAGTATGTACCGTATCTTCTTGCTCAATATCTTTGGCAATCTTTAAATGGTAGTACTTTTTTGGGCACTGCTGAAACGTCTTTAAACTACTGTAAGACCATGTAATCTTACTTACCATTTGGCCCCCAAACTACTGGCGGAATTGGTTGTGTTGGGGATATAACTGTGGCTTGCCCCAAGAATTGACCTTGTGGGCCGGTGTAAATAATAATCTGTTGCGAATAAGCTTTAGGTGGGAACGCTAAATATACAAAGCACCCAATCACTATTCCAGCTATACATATCCATTTCATATTAAAACTCCCATGTTTTGGTTACTGTTGCTTCTTGTTCATCATTCTCTACTTCAAGCTCAAAGCTCACAGACTTTGGTTTTATTTCAGACTTTTTAAATATGGCATCAAAGTTTTTATCAAACTCTTCCATACTCACACCCAATGGGCGCGGTGTATCGCCCTTACCGCCGTCTCTAATCATTTTTAAGTAGCTCCACATAGCTTTTTAGTTCTTCGGTTGGCATGTAATGAAACAATACCGAGCCGTCAGGTAGTATTTCATAGTCGGGTGCATCAACGCCTGATAGCTTAAAGGCTTGCAAGCCTTGTTCTAGTATTTCAATTAGTTCTTGTCTTGTTGTCATTATTTATCCGCCATCATATATAAGCCCACGTTAGCCGCAGCGTAAGCACAGTAAGTAATACATAAAGCAATATTGCCTTTATAGCCTTGTTCACACCCTATATAAAGATAAATCAAACCAGTAACAATAATTAGCCAGCTACTCATTTGCTTTCTTCCTTACCCTTTTAACTGCGGTAATACCCGTTTCTTCTTTTGGTTTGCGTGCTTCAAGCATGGCATCAGATAAGGCATAGCACATATTGGCAAAGCGTTCATTATTTTCAGGCTCTCCAACCCCAATACTTTTACCAGCTAAAGATGGAATTACTGCCATCATCGCAAACATAGCAAAACAATCTCTTAGGTCTTTCTCATTCATGGTATACGCCACCTTCCGCACTTCGTATTGCATTGGCCATCAACTTAATCTCAACATACAAGTTATACAGCGCCATAAACGCTTCTTCTGTACGTCTTTCATTCATTAGCAGTTCAACATCTTTCATCAAGTGTTTAGCTCTTAGTAGGTATTCTGTATAGTCAACGGTCATTTTTATCTTTCTTAATCTTTAAACAAAAAACTTGGGTCAATACCACGCTTCTTTAATTCTTTTCTTATCTTTGCCATAGCCACTTTTTCTATGTAGTTAACTAGCCCCCTATCCATACCCAACTTTTTAGCAACTTCAGTTTGAGACATAACTGCATCACTTTTTTTCAACCTCATTAACAATCTCCATAAGCCCTACCCATTCCACTTTCGCAATTAAGCGGTAAGTCCTGTGCCCATTTAGGTCGCATCCTCATAGCCATCTCTACAAATTCTTTACCAGTCTGCGCCTCGGCATCTGGTACTATACACGCAACTGCATCATGCACAGTCATAACTACTTTGTACTTTCTAGAAATCATTAGCATCTGCTCGCCAACTATGATTCGTGCTAGTGCTTGGCACACATTCTCAACAACTTTCCCGCCGTATATTCGATTAGGGATAGTGGTTTTGCCACGCTTGGTGTCATACACATATTCGTCTTTTCCGTCATCGTTGGTCTGCTTGCGTAGATTAGGGTACTTAATATACAAACCATTAGGAAGACGAATACCTTTCTTACCTTCAACATATAGCACTCCTTCTCTACCAAAATCGCAACTAGCATCCGAAACGATTGCATCTAATACCTTACCCGCCTCTTTCCAAAGTGCAGGTATGCAAGGATAAGTTTGCCGGTAGACTGAGATAATACGACTGGCTTCATCTTCTTCAACCTCCACGCCAAAAGTCTTGAGTTGCACCCCGAATTTCTTGCTCCCCATGCCGTAGCCAGCCCCAAGGATTGTTGTCTTCCGTAATGTCTTTCTCTTCTTTGACATAGATAGCCGAGGCCATGATTTTGTAAACATCTTCGCCGTTTTCAAATGCCTCAATTAAATCCTCCTGTCCAGCAAGCCAAGCCAATGTTCGTGCTTCAATCTGTGATGAGTCGCAGTCAATAATTTGATACCCATCAGGGGCAAAGATTGCATCTTTTAGTATTGAACCACGCCCTAAATTCTGCATATTAATTTTGTCGTCACCGCCCCAACGCCCTGTATGCGCCGCATAATAACGCAACGGGATAGGCATAACTCCACGCTCAGAGATACCAATAAATCTTTCTGTCCTTGTTTCTTCAATCGTAGACTTAACTCCAAGTCTTGCCGCCGCTAAAATTTGCACGTTCTCGTCAAAGTGTTCAAGCAATTCTTTAAAGCCTTCGTCCGTTTTAGCGAACGCCCACGTTTCTTTACCTGTTGTTGGGCTTATTTTGCGTGGCGGGTCTATATTAAAATTCGATAAAAGCACGGCAAACTTCTCGTTGCTCATCAGCTCTTCTTTGGGGTAAATCTCGGTTAGCTGTGCTTTTCTTTGCTTTATGCTATCTAAATGGTTTCTCAAGATGTTGTTGTTTAGCTCCAATACAGGCTCACTAAACATCTTAATAGTCAGGTCAATTAGCTTTAGCTCAAATGTAGGGAACTCTTGCATCAGCTCTTGGAATAGCGCATAGGTAAGTTCCACATCGTTCTTGCAATACTCACCATATCTATGTAATTCTTCCGGAGCGAAATCTAATCGGTGTTTACCCTTAGCGTCTAATACCTCTGTGCCTTTAACACCCAAGCCATAATATGTAGCTAAAGCAGAAAGGCTCCCCCCAACTTCGATAGTATGTATTGCACGAGCCATTGAAAGAGTATCCAACCAACCATTAGGCTTAATCCCAAAAGTCCAAGTAAGTATGCTAGCGTCAAACATAGCATTGTGAGCAAGCGCCAGGCTATTTCCCCAATCAAACCCTTCAAGAAATTGACGCGTCTTATCTTTTGTCCCTGAAAACCATTGTGTTTCTTCATCATTTACCTTTACGGCTACGCCGATAACTTCGAATTCTTCACCCCGCACATACTCCTCTGTCGTCATTTTAGACAGCGAATAAGTTTGAGAATAAAAAGTCTCAAAGTCTAGTGTAATTATGTTCACTAGCAACGCCCATCTAAGTCTTCTGCTACTGCTCTGTGGACTTGACTAGCTATCGCTAATACATAACCCAAATCTTTGGGGCTTAGTTGCCCCATCAACTGCACAATCTTCATAACTGCAACATCGTTTTCCAATGATGTTGGTGGCACTAATGCTTCAATCATTTTTCCAATCCTTTCATAGTAAGAATAATTGCAACTGCTTCACTTAGTTTTTGATTGGAATCTACTGAATAAAATTCGTATATCCAATCAGAACCTCGTTGGTTTGGTTTGTATGTGCCAATCTCTAACACATTGCCACCATTCATAGTTTTGATAAGACCAATTCGATAGTTGGGTGTAAGTCCATGTTGGTCATCAGGTAATACTGTTGTCCTTAATTCGCCAAACATATTTGTTTCTAAACCTAACCACCTCAATATCCACTTTCTCATGCTACAACCCCCTTGCTTTCTTTTCTGCGTGTTCGTACCAAAAACGAATAAAGTTTTTAAGTTCTTCTTTATTTGTGCCGATGTGAATAAGCGTGCCATCTTTTTTTATTGCCTCAATTTTATTAACCACCATGCCATCATCGGTATCACCTTCAATTAGTAACACCGTAAAA